CAAAAGCTTTGTTTACATCAACAGCTTTAACTTTTCCAGTAGGTGAAACACCCTGTAGTTGTGCAATCGTTGGCTGTAACGGATCTCTTGCTTTTATTGCCTTGAGTTCTGCCTTTGCTTTTCTTTCAGCAGCCTTAGCAGCTTTAAGTGTTTGCTCAAGCTTATCTTGATTAGTGATAGTAATAGTCGGCTTACTTACAGGCTTGGGCTTTGGTATCTTGATCGTTATATCACTGGGTTTGCCATACAATCTCTCCAAGTCCTTCAAACTTCTCTCACTACCATCATTTCTAATCATCTTTCTTAACGCTGCCTGACCAGATCCTTCCCTTTTTGCTAGTTTCTTGAAATAATTTACCTTGCCTTCACTACCTAAAGTCCTAACCTGTAGTTTTTTATCCTGATTCAGTAGCCAGTTTCCGTATGTTGTTCCCTGCGGCACTCTGCCTATAGCTGATGGTCTGGTGTCAAACTGTGTTGCTGGCGGCTTTTCAAGGTTAGGATATTTCTTTTGCAAACCATCAAAGTCCACAACAGGGACAGTAGTAGATCGACAGTTGAAGTGTTGCGGTGGTGTTGGGCCATTATTGTAAGCAAATGTTTGTCCATCAAGTCGCATACATAAAGCACTTGTTCGAGAATCCAGTGTTGCAACATATTCATATTTAGGACTGACTTTTTTGTTTGCTGCATATACCGCTTGACTTGCTTGATTTTGTACTTGATTAATTGATGTTCTTACAATAGTTCTTACCTGATAGTTAGCAAGCTTTGTTACTTCGCCCCCAGCCGCTGCAATCTGTCTTACATTTCCCTTTTGTCCAAACTCAAGCCTACCTATCATTCGTCTTGCAATCTGTTGTGTTGACTCCCCTGAAAACACACCTTGTCTAATATGCCTTGCTAACTGCTCTTGCTGACGTTCTGCTATTCCTCTAAATGCTTTCTCTACTGTTTGCCCATTAGGTAATGTAATCGCTGCTCCTTGCCTAGCAGTCAGTTCAAACTTACCAGAACCAAATTTTACAAAATCATCTTCTGTAAATTGTTTACTGGTAAAAATATTGACCTGTGTTGGATCAGTAGTAACAAACGATTCTGCATATTTTGGACTGACCGCCACACTATTTATAGGAATATCACCTGATGCTGTTACCTTCTTCAGTTCATTCTTTATAAAATCAGTCTGTAATAGTGCCAATCCCTGCAACTCCTGTGTCATTTCTTTAGTTGTGGTCTTTGCCCATGTATTCAAACTTGTTTTTGACTGAGCAATAATAGCTCTTAGCCTTTTCCTAGTTTGTGGTGCAACAATTACACCTTCTGCTGCTGCCTGCTGTCTTAAATCAATCTGCCTCAGTTTTTTTGCAGATGCAACAATGATGTCGTTATAAGTTGATACGAATTTTCTAGAAACAGAATTGCTATACCTACCTAAATCAATAGTTTCTCTAAAAAATACCTCTGGAGTGGACATTTATCATTCGTCCTCTGTGTCCGCTGGCTCCTCCGCTGGGGCATCTGGTTCCTCCCTCTCTGTAAGACCTCCGTTCTGTGTTGTTTCAATCTCATCTTCAACATCAAAGTCATCACCAAGTATCTCTCCAGCTGATAGTTGATTCAATAATGTCTCCTGACTGATAGTGCCAGAGGTAAACAATGCAAGTAATGACTGAATCTCCTGTGGTTCTAGCCTTGCAGAAACAAAGTCTCTATTAACAAAGCAGCTTCCAGCATTAGGTTCATTGAGATATTCGCTATGAAATTTCAAGCAGTTATCAATCAGGTCTTGCATTTGTTGGGCAACTACCATCATTGTGCTGTCATTCTGCGATCTATCTATTCTCTTGGCCTCTGCTGTCTCTCCTACTAACTTCTGCCCAAGAACTGCGGCCAGCGATAAAGTGTTGATCTGCTCTTTAATATCATCAAGCCTTTTAAACTGACTGTCGTAACTATCTCCTGATGGGCTGATATATTCCATGCGTGACTCAGGTGGCAGTGATAGTGCCTCACTAGGGCCTGTTGTTATCTCATCTGCATTTGGATAGCCAAAGACTGCAAGTAAAGGAACAGAACTGATGTGCAATATGTTGTCCAAATCAGACTGAATCTGATAATGCTTGAGATTTAGTTCTGCAATGTCATACAAAGGACTGCGGCTTTCATAAAATCCGACCCTGTTGGAATAAGCAACAGCAAAGGGAATCTTGTCTTTTAAGCTCATTTCACCCTCTTCAAACAATTTATATTCGCCCTTCTTTTCGTCTTTCCTGTGAATTTCGTACCTACCACGTTCTAAGACCCTGACCTGAGATATTACCTTCTCACCATATTGGCCATTTGGCTCAACAACCCTCTCTAATAAACGTACCTGCGTGAGTTCCCTTGCCCCTTCTATGACCTCAGTCCTCCAGCCAAGTACATCACTCGGTTTGTACGTCACCCAGTAGGGTCTGGCCTTCTCACCTTCCTTTGGTGCATCTACTAAAACACCACAATGCCCAAATGAAACAACTGTTCTTGCTGTCTGATATAGCCAGATATTCAGATCGTTACCCTCTAAATCAACATCAAACAGCTGTTCTCTAACTAAGTCAGATACATCATCAAGTCTTATTGGCTTTCTAACGAGCATACCTGACAGCATTTTCTCGATTCTTTGGAGATATGGGACAACTGTTGACCTAGCTAATCTGCGATCATAACTGTCGTCCACCTCCCTCTCCAGCTGTGGCAAATATTTTCTATGTTCTGATCTAATTTTATATGTGCCTTCCTTCAAATCTGCTATCAAATCCCAGAACTGTGCCATGCGTTGATAGGCCGCATTAGGGCTTGCAACTGTTGTTACAGCTTGAGTGATGGACTTATTGTAAATATCAAGTGAGCTATACACAGTTTTGCCTCAATAGTACCATGTCTTTAATATATTCTAATCCCTGTAGGTTTGCCTGCTCTTGCAAATAATGGATTAAATTCTCTCCAAATTAGATAGCCAACAGCGTCTGCCATATGATCGTAGCCAGACTCTTTATCTGGTTCTCCCTTTTCGTTGTATGACTGAAGTTCCATTGATTCGATTAGCTTTCTGCAACTGACATGGATTTGTAAACGGCTTTCCCCTTTGCCGTTACATAATAAAGCCTGTACGGAAGCGACCCTATCTCTGACTGGCGGGTTGCTGCGGGGACTTTGATTGCTGAAACCATATCCAGAAAGTATTTCAATGTCTGTCTGGCTCGCATTTGTACTCCTGTTTCCTCCACTAGCATCTGGGTAAACGTATATCTTGTTCATAGGATATCTGGATTTTATAGCTTGTGCCATAGCGTCAGTGTCGTGAATTTTGCTTAATTCGTCAAATATTAACAATTTTTGATCTTGGATAATACCGATCACTGCGTTCATGTTGCCTATGTTGAAGTCAATGCCGACTCTTAATGGTTCTAGTCCTATCTCTGGCAAGGTGTTTATTACATTTTGTTCTCTGGTAAAGCGATCATAAACTTGGCCAGTGGTTAAGTTAATGAACTCTCCATTGAGATATGCCTGTAGCATTGATGGATCGTAGTTGGCTTGCATACGTTCAATGAAATCACTAGGCAAATGTGGATTATCCTGAGTCCTCATCTTTATTAGCTGCCTATCTGTTCTCTCCTTAGCTTCATCTGTACCAAAGGTGTTATATAGCCAGCGGAACCCTTCTGGTGTACTAGCTGCACAAAACTGGCGAACATTGCCAGCTCTTAGTCGTCCCAGTATTTTTGGGAAAGCTTTTTCACAAATGGTCGGACTAACAACATCTATTTCGTCTGCAAGGCAAAAGGCCAGATTCAAGCCTATGATTCTGCTCCAGTTCTCGAATGATCTACATAACAGCTTGCAATCACCCTCTTTCAGATGGACAACATATTCAGGCAAAGGACTGGCTCTAAAGCTGTAAGGTATTTCATAATGCTCAAGGAACTGATCGAAGTCTGTTTGCCAGATGTCTCTAAGTAAGGGCCCAGTTGGTTCAAGGATTGCACCGATAAAGCCTACATTTTGAGCCATGAGCTTCAAAGCCATTGCACAAAGCGATCTGGTTTTTCCTGCTCCATATCCAGCAGAAAGCCCAACTATCTCATTCTGGTTATCAAAGAACTCCTGTTGCTGTGGGTGTAAGTCAGCCCTGATCCTATTTAATAAGTCATCAGTATCAATATCAACATATCGACTACCAACATGATCTAATACAGATCCTTCCCTATTCAGTATGCTCAAGACATCACCTGACCGACCTTTGCCATTGAGTTTATACAGCCTAAAGCAACTGTAAGCTGCCCTGATTTCCTAGCCTCTTTTGCCAGTGATGCGTACTGAGCTAAAACTTCAGCCGTAAATTGTCGCCTATCAATATCAAAGTCTTGCTTCAAGATTACAGTTGCCTCTTGAATATATCTATCAATAGACCTTTGACTCACACCCCATTCAGTCGTAGCAAATTGACTTATTTCTGATCTGACAGTGCCAACAGACAAAAGCTTTGCAACTTTGTTCACTCTGAATTCATGCTCATTCTTGCTGGTTCTGCCGTTGGCCACTATGGAAATATGGTTTTTATTATTCTAAATGTAGCGTCAATCGCTAGTTTTTGTCGATTTTCCCTGCTTTTCCCAACTGTTTTTTAAGAAAATAAGCTCATCAATTCTCTTTCTTAGTGCATTGATGCGGTCATTGTTGAAGCTGTCAAAGTCTTTGTTTTTCATTTAGTCAGCATCACGATTAAGAGTTTGATCTTTAACTAATTGTATTTCGTTATTGTTTTTCATTTCATGTTTTATGACATCTTCTTTTGTCATAGGAACTGCTGCTCTAGTTTCATAATTAAGCTTTATACAGCACATAGCAGTGCAAGCACTTTTACCTCCTTTAATGTGATTAAAACCAGCGTCAGGATAAAGTTCTAATTCATTCTTATAAGGATCTCTATAAAATTGTTTTACACCATATTTTTTAAAAAGTTTCATATCTTTTATTAAATATTTAAGTCTCAATTTACCTATTTCTGGGTGAATAGATCCAGTTTTTGTTTTTGACTTACCATTAAGAACATACTCAATTCCTTGATAATCGTCATTTCCAAAACCTTTTTTCATAATGATTTGACAGTAAAGTTTGCAAGTTGATCTTTAACTTTTTGTATTTCTGGTGAACAGTTGATAAGGTTTTTATCACCATTTTTATTGTTTTGGTAAATTACTTTGTTCATCACTTTAGTAGTTTTAGTCCAGCCTTCTTTTCTCATGTTATGTATTTCTCTTACAACATCAATATCTATATCAACACCAACAAAATTTCTAATTATTCCTTCATCAGTCCTGTAACCTTTACAGATTAATTGACCATCAGAATCATATTTTCCATTAGCCGCTGCACAATAGCAAATAAGAGCTAAATCCTGTCCAGTAAAGCGTTTTCCTGAGTCGTCCATATCATAATCAGGCAAATGCTGGTTAATTAGTCCATCAGAATTATGGATTATTCCAGAATCATTACAGGCATAGCACTCATAGTGTGGTGCTTTAAAAGTTATTTCCCGATCAATGGGCCTTCTTTTATAATTTTTCATTTTAGTTGTGCTTTCCATTGAGGAGTTGCAAAAACTTTTACACAATGTTCATGAATTTTTGTTTTTAAATTATGTAATTCTTTACTTTTTTCTTCGTACTCAAAAGTAAATTGCAAATTTCTTACATAATCAAGTGAGTCTTGATCTTGTTCCTCTAATTCTTCTTTGACTTCAAGTATTGCATCATCAATACTTTCAATCTTTTCATCAAGTAGCTTTTCAAAGAGAATACACTCTTCAGTAGTGAAAGATAAATTCATGGGGTGTTAAAAAGGGGTGGTTTTGGGTTTTCTTAATGTAGGTGCTTTTTTATCCAGTGTCAATAAATATTGTTCATATTGACCATTTTTAATCCACCTATGAGCATCAGGAAATAATGGAGTAAACTTATCCTGTTTTAATTGCTTTGTTCTGGCTCTTAAATCGGCCTCAAGGCATTGTTTTATTTTATCCCTTGTCTTTGTATCTAATTTCATAAATTCGTTGTATGCAAGCTTTTTTGACAAAGATATAACTCTCATGTTTTTTGGTATTTCCAAGTAAGTTTTCCAAAAAGGTTCAAAGCTTTTATTTTTATAGATATTTGTTTTAGTTAACATTGTTTTAGTTAGGGTCGTTCTCAACGACTGGGGGGGTAGCTGAGACATACTGGGGGGGTAGTTCT